AGCAGACCATTTAGCGAAAGGTCTTTTGCACAATCTACGATAATCATTGAGCCTAAAGTAGGGACTGTGACAGCCACACCCGCTTGGATTGCGGTGGCTTGTCCTCTGAAAGAGTTGTAAGATTGCTGACTGCCATTTGCTCTTGACATGTTATAGATGTTGGCTTGACTGGCTGATGCGATAAGACCCGACTGGTTATTAAATGTGATGCTTACTTGACCAACTGATAAGAACCCATCAGTGTAGCACCAGTTTTGCGAACTCATTGGGACTCGAAGGGCGAACACCATGAGTGATGGTACTTGTGACAACTGGATGTTTTGGAATGTAACATTGTATCCACCAGTGTTAGCAGTCATGACTGGACTGTTAGAGGATGGTGAGATGTATCTGTCGTATGATGTGTAGTTGGTCACAGATTTGGTAGAAATTTGAGAGTACTGTAGGTCAGAAAGGGTCAAAAAGTTGAATAAGAGTCTTGAGTTGGTAAAGCCAAGAGAGTTGGATGATGGAGTTCCAAGTTGAATACTTGTGATGTAAGAGTTCCAACCTTGAGCACCCGCCGAGCAGTTTCCAGTCGTCCATACTTTAGCACAACTACTATCCACATTCATGGTCATAGCGATGTTGTTTAAGCCGATTAATGCTCCTCTGTTAAAAGAGTTGTTGATAAAAGGGGACAAAGCCAAAAATGGTTCAGTTAATCCCCTAAAGGTTAGGTAGATGACCCAAGTGTTGTTGGCGCCAGTAGAAATTGGAGAAGCATCAGTATATACACCAGCGACAAATCTGTTGATGACAACCGTTGCTGGGTAAGAGCCGTTAGGAATACGAGCATTGTCGTAAGCCATGTCGTTAAGATTTCCCATAGGGTTAGAGTTTGACAATACTGCATCAGCGTAGTTGCCCCATGTCTCGTTGATGAAATCGGGTGATGTAGAGTTGGATTTATCGAGGGTCGCTTTATCCTCTAACAATTTGATAAAAGGCATGACATCCTTATAGTTGGTAGATGAGGTAGCATTGTTAATTGTTAGCGATGCGGTCGTAAATAGACTTTGAAGCGGGTAGCTGTTCAGCGAGTCAGTCAAACCATACTGGAAAGCTGATGAACCGATTGGGACGTTGGCACAATTGATGGTTAAATTTAAATCAGACTGTAAAAGCACTCTTGCATCGGATGCGATGGATTCAGAGGGGATTTGGATATTTGCCGTGAGCGAGGAGTTAGAGGCAGAGTTGAATGGGAAACCTTGGTACGTGTTTTGTTGTGCGCCGTTAAAAACCGAGTATACCAAGTCGGGGGTTAAATCTGCTATTCTTGAGTCAGTCACTGTCACTGTCTTAATGTCACTCATTATACTTTGAAGTTAGAAAGTTTTTTAAGTAAATTGGATTTATTGTATCTTAATTTACCATTTTCAAATGTTTGAATGCCGACTTTTTGAAGAATCCAAGTTTTAGCGATGCGACTGTCCCACTGTTTAGGAATACTGGATAAAGTAATCCAGTTCTTGCTCTATACTGCATTTGCCAATCCATGGTATATAGAGGCTCACTTGAATTCATCTCAAACAATTGGTATTGAGCCGTTGGTACATAGGATATAGGTTGATTGACAGAGTTCAAAGTATAGGGGAAATCTAACAATACTTGTCGAGTATTAGAGTTGTTGGTTGAAATGGGCAAAACCTCACCATTATACCATACTTGAGGATTTCCTACATTTGTTTGAACGGCTGGGATATTGGCTGTAGTAATTACTATATTTGTAATCGTATTCCACAAATCTACCGAGTATACTTCTTGAATATTGGTAATCACATCGTTTGTTTCATCTATGATGGCCGTATTAGAGTTCATGATAATTTGGTTTTGCTTAAGTCCATTAGGAAAAACTACATAATAGTTTGCAAACTCAAAAAGATGGTATAGCGGACTATTCATGTAAATGATTATTGGATTTACTGCTGTATCATCATTATAGAGACTATTTAATCCAGTGATTGAAAAGAGATTTGTAGCACTGTCAAAATTTAAAATGGGAGGCTCATTGGCTGGTAATGTCGGAACTAATGCTCGAAGAGCAACATAAGCATTTATGAAAGCATTATTGACTAAACCCATGAAAAAGGCATAAGACTGTATGTTATAGTATCCAGTCCGAAAGTTTGGGAGTCCATCGGGATATAAACTTGGTCCTAAAGGAACATCGGCTACGAGATTTTGAGGTTGAAAAATGATATTTTGTGACACAACATTAGTACCAACTTGTAATGTCACAGTATAGACAGTCAAATTAGGGTCGGGTTGATATGGGACAATGTCGGGAGTAATGACGGGAATTGATGTGTCATTTATATAAAATGATATGATTGCCCCATAGTATTCTTCGGGATTTTTAAGATAAGGGATAGTTCTTGCTTGATTGTATGTTGCCTCGGGAGGGTTGCCAATGGTTGATGCAAGATTACATGAAATCGTGTCAAAATAGATTACATTGGGTTCTTCCATTATACTTTGAAATAATAAAATAATTAAATTATTTTAATTTTATTAATTATAATGACTTCCTACATGTCGCCTATGATGATTGACGAAGTTAATGCCTCTAAAAAAGCCTACATTCATGATACACCACAGTATGTGCAATGGGGATTTTTAGGACAACAAGATAAAAGGTTTATGAATCGCAAAAGTGATGGCGGACATCCTTTTTCACAACAGCCATCACAGACTTATTACGAAGACCCATTGATTGTGGGTTCAAAGGAACATCATAATGGTACTTTTTTACAATATAACAACAGAGCTATCGAAAGTGGCACAAAACATTTGAGTGGAGGGGCAATGATGTATCAACAACCTCAAGACAGTGACAGTGATTATAGTTCTTCTGACGAAGAGGAAGGGGGTGCATTGATGTATCAGCAACCAAAGGCAGATAAATACAAGGGTGGAGATTTATCACAAATGACTAAAGAGGAGTTGATGGAGATGATTCAAGGTGGTGGAATTTATGACGATTACATCAAACCCGCTGGTAAATTTTTAGGAAGGGTTGGTTCTGAAGTTGTGAATGATATTATTGTACCAGTAGGCAAAGAGTTGGTAAAAGATGCTGTTAAAGGAGCTGTAACTGGTGCTGTTGTTGGTGCTGGTCGTCCCCCAGCAAGAGTTGTTAGATTACGTGGTCGTCCTAAAGGTAGTAAGAACAAATCAAAAGATGAGTATGAAGAGGTCGTATTTGACCATCCCGAAACAGAGGCTGACTACATGAGGAAAATGGATATTGCTCATAGAGGAAAAGTTGCTAACTTGAAAGATGAAATTGCTAAACTTGGTGTATCAAAAAAGACAAAGTCAAAAAGAGCAGTTGAAAAATTACTCTCAAATGTTGAACCTATAACCGAGCGTCCAAGAACAAAGTATGAGGAAATCAAATTTGAACATAAACCCGAAACAGAAGCCGACTACATGAAGAAAATGGATATTGCTCATAGAGGCGAAATGGCACACTTAAGAGATGAAATTGCCAAACTTACAAGCGAGAAAGGTCGTGTGGAAGGTGAGAAGAAATTTGAGGAGGGTATGATTAAGGAAGCCCCAACTAAAAAGGCACGAAAACCGCGTAAGAAAGTTGAAAAAAATATCGATGATGAACTGCATCGTGTAGAGGGAGAAACCAAAACGGAAAAAGCAAAAATGGCTGTTGAAAAATTGCTACATGGAGATGCTCCTAAAGCAAAGGCAAAGCGTGGAATGACTGATAAAGCAAAGGAAAGGGCAGATATTGTAAAAAAGGTGATGAAAGAGCAAGGTTTAAAACTTGGTCCAGCATCTAAATACGTCAAAGAGCATGATTTGTGGAAACCAGCAAAAGGCGAATGGTTTTAGCAACTTTGTAAAATAATTACAAAATTATCTTTGTAATTATCATAGATGTCGAGGAATTTGTACGATAGCACGAACTTTAGGCTCGGTAACGTAAAGTTTCTTAACGATGAGGGTAATCCGACTGTAGCAATCAACTCTGCGGTAAATTTCCAATCATTGGAAGAATTAGGGTTTGCAGATGGGACGACTCAAACCACGGCATATTCAAGTATTGTAAATGGTAGGTTGGAAAACTTGTATGAGTTTTCCCGAGATGGTGTAGCTGGTCAAGTGGTAGGAAGTAATGGACTTTTAGGCTTTCAATGGGTAGAAGCGGGAGGTGGGACTGTTGGTCCGACTGGTCCGCAAGGTCCCACTGGACCACAAGGCAATACTGGTGCTACTGGTCCTCAAGGTAATACTGGAGC